AGTTTATGGTGGTGTGGATGTCGATGACAGAGAATCTATTAGGAGACTAGTTGAAAATGAAAACAATGCGATTGTTGTTGCCAGTTATGGCACTTTCAGTACTGGGATTAACATTAAGCGGCTGCACAACGTCGTCTTCGCCAGTCCCTCCAAGTCCAGAGTCCGTAATCTCCAATCAATTGGAAGGGTTCTTAGAAAGGGAAAAGACAAAGTAGAAGCAACGCTATATGATATAGCTGACGATATAAGTAGAGATAATGGGAAGAATTATACTCTTCTTCATCTCTTTGAGAGACTCAAAATCTATAACGAAGAAAATTTTAATTATGAAATTGTAGAGATTAAACTCAAAACTCATGGCAATTAATTACGCTAAACATGACGATGAATTTCACGGAGTTTTTAAACTCGTTAGTGGAGAAGAAGTGCTTGCTAAAGCTGTATTAACTAATCAAGATAATGAGACTCTATGTTTTCTTCAAGACCCTGTATGTATACAAGTTGTTAATCAAGACATGGGTAAGGGAAAAGTTTTGAGAGGTATGGGATTTCACAAGTGGATGCAATTATCTGACGAAGATTTTTTTATAGTTAGAGAAAAAGATGTATTAAGTGTTGCTTCTATGTCTAAAGAAGTGATGTTTATGTATGAAGGATTTTTGGCAAACGAGGAACCACCACATAAAAAAGACGAGCGTACGGCCCGAAGAGAAACACAATTAGAAAATACTCAAGGTTATATAGGATCAATTAAACAAGCTAGACAAATATTTGAAAAATTATATTACTCATAATATATCCCTGAACCCTTGACATGGTTAGTCTATACAAATTTGACAACTTTGTCAAGCTCTATTATAATAGAATCATAATCGAGATCGATAATGAAACGAGTTGCTAAGAAGAAAGAACACTATGTTAATAATGCAGACTTCCTAGCTGCCATTGTTAAGTATAAGGAGAAGGTTGCAATTGCTGAAGAACAAGGTCTTCCTAAACCTCGTGTTAATAATTATATTGGTGGATGTTTTCTTAAGATAGCAACACACTTATCATACAGACCAAACTTTATTAACTACATGTATAAAGATGATATGGTTTGTGATGGTATAGAAAATTGTATACAGTACATAGATAATTTCGATCCTGCTAAAAGTAAAAATCCATTTGCATATTTTACACAGATAGTGTATTATGCTTTCCTACGTCGTATTGCTAAGGAGAAACGACAGATGGACATTAAGGAAAAGATTCTTGAGAAGTCGGGATACGATGAAGTGTTCTCAGTTGACGGTGATGGTGGAGCAGAGTATAATCAAATCAAATCTCGCATTGCTATCAATACCAAGAGATGATTCCAACAATCATATATGATGATTTCTTTGAGGATCCTGATAAGATAGTGGAGTATGCAAATACTTTAGACTATCCAGTTAATGCTGGTAATTATCCAGGTAGAAGATCAGATCCTTTACATGAAATTAATCCAGATCTTTATTCTTATATTACTAATAGAATTGTAAGAATATTTTATCCAGATTCAGAATCATGTCAATATGAATCTTTGATGGGGTTTCAAAAAATCTTACCTCAACATGATGATATGTATCATATAAAAAATAGAGGTTGGATTCATAGAGATGATGGATATGAATTTGGTGGTGTTATATATTTAAATAAATATCCAGAAAAAGATACTGGCACTTCAATATATGAATCTAAGAAATTAGAAAATCTTTTTTATAATAGTTATTCAGATGAAATTAAAAATAAATTTTATGGTGGAGTAGAAGTAACAGATGATGAATATGAAATGGGGTTTACTTCAACTGAAGATAATTGGAAAGAAACTATTAGAGTTGAAAATGTTTATAATAGATTATTTGCTTTTAATAGAAGATTCTGGCATGGTGTAAAAACTTTTGGTAGTAATGAAAGATTGACTCTTATATTCTTTTTTAGGAGTCTTGTCGATAATGATAAAGATGCACCCCTTAATAGATTATGAAAGTTCTTTTAATTACTGACCAACACTTTGGTGTTAGGAATGACAATCAACATTTTATTAATCACTATAGAAAATACTATAGTAAGGTTGTTATACCTTTTATTAAAGCATATGGTATCACAGAAATAATAGATCTTGGCGATACGTTTGACAAACGTAAATCAGTTAACTTCATGTCTTTAGAGGCAGCAAAGGAAATGTGGTTTGATCCTTTAAAAGAAATAGGATGTAAGATGACTGCTTTGGTTGGTAATCATGATATCTATTATAAGAATACATTGAGAATCAATGCACCAAATGAACTACTAGGAGATTATGATATAGATGTTATCGATAGACCAACTACCCGTAATTATGACGGTACTGATGTTCTTTTCCTTCCTTGGATATGTGATGAAAACTATGAGGAATCCTTACGAAGCATCTCAGAAAGTACTGCTCCTGTCTGTATGGGCCATCTTGAGCTTAACGGTTTTGAAGCTCATCCAGGTCATGTAATGCATATGGGTATGGATATTAATCCTTTTGATAAGTTTGATAGAGTCTTTAGTGGACACTATCATATGAAATCTACCAAGAAAAATATTTCATATTTAGGAAATCCATATCAATTATATTGGAATGATTATGGTTGTAAACGTGGATTCCATGTATTTGATACTGAAACTTTAAAGACTACCTTTTATAGAAATCCTTATAGTATGTTCTATAAATTGTATTATGACAATGGTGTTAGAAATGAAGTGCATCCTTCTGATTTGGAAGGCACGTTTGTAAAATTAATTGTAGAAGATAAAGGTGATCAAACCAAGTTTGATTATGCTGTAAGACAATTGCAAAGTTGGGGTCTTGCAGATTTAAAAATTATTGAGGATCTTTCTGTTGAGATGGAAGACTCACTCGTGCTGGAAACCGAAGACACCATAACGCTTTTGGATAAATATATAGATGAGATAGATCTCCCAGTTGACTCTGAAAATGTTAAGAGTATAATGAGATCACTCTATGTTGAGGCATGTGAACTATAATGTATATTCTTACAGATAAAAGTACAGGTGGTGTGTATGCAGTGTATAATAAAGATAAGATAAAAACTGTACAGATTTTTGAAATTCAAGATGATGCTGAAAGATATACAATGTTATTAGAAGCTCAAGGATCTAAAAAGTTAGATGTCTTAAAAGTTAATCTAGATGATGTAGCTTTGAATTGTGGGAATTATGGATATTTTTATAATGTAATTACTAGCGATGATTTTGTCGTACCTCCTACATGATTTTATTTGATACGATTCGTTGGAAGAATTTTCTTTCAGCAGGTGACCAGTGGATTGAAATTAAATTAGATGAGAGTATGTCAACTCTCATTATAGGATCGAATGGTGCTGGTAAGTCTACCATTCTCGATGCTTTATGCTTTGCATTATTCAATAGACCATTCCGTAGAGTTAAAAAATCTCAACTCATTAATAGTATTAATGAGAAAGGAACAAAAGTTGAAGTGTGTTTTTCTATAGGAAGTGATGACTATAGAGTGTTTCGATCAATGAAACCAAACACATTTGAAGTGTATAAAAATAATAAAATGGTTGACCAAGATGCTGCTGTAAAAGATACGCAGAAATATTTGGAGCAATCAGTATTGAAACTCAATTTCAAAAGTTTTACTCAAGTTGTTATATTAGGCAGTAGTACGTTTGTGCCCTTTATGCAACTAGCTGCACCTCATCGTAGAGAAGTTATTGAAGATCTTTTAGACATTGGTATATTCTCTTCTATGAATACCTTACTTAAGGATAAGGTTAGATCAGCAATGAGTCAAAGTAAAGATTGCGATCATTTACTTAGGTTATCTGAAGAAAAAGTAAGTGCTCAGAAAACATTAATACAGTCTTTAGAGGCAGTAAATGAAACACGTAGGGAAGAAAAGGTTTTAAAAATAGCAGAGAATGAAGAAAAGATATTTAATCTTACTGGTGGTCTTGCTGAGATGAAGACACAGGTTGAATTATTGGAGTCTGAATATACTGGATCTGATGCTCCTAAAAAGATCTTACAGGATTTACGTCAACAACAAGCAGATAATAAATCTGCGATAAAAATTACTGCTGCTGAAATAAAGTTTTTTAGTGAAAATAATGTATGTCCTACGTGTCATCAATCTATTGATGAAGAATTTAAAACTAATAAGCTTGCTGAGTCACATAAAGAAGGTAAAAAATATGAGAGGAAGTTAAAGAAACTTGAGAAGACTGTTAAAGAAACTATTAGTATTATTGATAAGTTAGATGATGTATCTTCTAAGTTATATGAGTCTCGTAGTGAAGTATCTCAAATGGAAAAAGAGATCATTCGTATAGAGAAAGATAATATACAGTTGACAAAAGAGATGAGTGATATTGTAGATCATCAATCTATTACACACATTGAGGATGAATTAATTGAGTTGGAAAATGAATACAAGAAAGTTGAAACTGATTGTTCTTCTATCAATAAAACATTAGATGAGTATAAAGTTGTTTCTACTTTATTAAAGGATGGTGGAATCAAGAGTCAAATTATTAAGAAGTATGTACCTGTTATTAATAAGTTGATTAATAAGTATCTACAGAGTATGGATTTCTATATTAACTTCACACTTGATGAGGAGTTTAATGAAATAATTAAGAGTAGATTTAGAGATGAGTTTTCTTATGCATCATTTTCTGAGGGTGAGAAGCAGAAGATAGACTTAGCACTTCTCTTTACATGGAGAGAGATTGCACGTATGAAAAATTCTGTTGCAACAAATCTTCTTATACTTGATGAGGTATTTGATAGTTCCTTGGATGATCAAGCAACTGGTGAGTTGTTAAAAATTCTTAGAAGTCTTGGTGTCGGAACAAATGTATTTGTAATATCCCATAAAGGTGATATACTGGTGGACAAATTCCTCAAGACTATTAAGTTTGAAAAACAAAATGATTTTTCTAAGATGTCTGAAGAATCATAAATAAGTTTGTTAAATTTTAAATGCTGATGAATAACGCTGTATTATATTCTAACGAGAGTCAAGAATGTGAACGTATGGCTTCTCTATTAAGTTCAATAGACAGTAATTATCAAAAGTATGTTTTAGGAAGAGATTTTAGTGATAAACAATTCCATAATGAATTTGGGAGTGAGGCAACTTATCCTCAGATTACTTTAGATGGTAAACATATTGGTAATATCAAGGAAACTCTAAGACACATGAACAAAGTTGGATTGATTAAATGAAAGCATGGAGGATATGGAAGTATGCGTTGGGTAGCTTTTCTGACGAAAAAACTGAACCCTACGACAACTACGTTGTTTTGGTACGTTCTGTTATTTTCGTATCTTATCTCGTCACTAACTGTTTTATTGTTGCAGGGGTTATAAGGCATTGGGACAGTAACAAAACTGTCCACCAAGTTGCACATGCATCTTCAAACCTGTTATACTAGGTGTATCAAAGACGAGGATTATGATCAATCAGGAAGTTAAAGGAACGCTTGCTAAACTGCTTGCTACTGAAAATCTGAGGGTTGAGCATCGTAATGTAACCACTGCATGTTTTGATGTTGATAAGAGGGTATTGATTCTCCCTGTGTGGGAAGATGCATCTAATAATGTATATGATTTGTTGGTAGGTCATGAGGTTGGCCATGCTCTTTATACTCCTAATGAATCCTTTGATGCACCAAAAGATTTTGTAAATGTTATTGAGGATGCTCGTATTGAGAGGATGATGAAGAAGACTTATCCTGGTCTAAGGAAGTCATTCTTTGATGGGTATAGTGAGTTGTGGGATAGAGATTTCTTTGGAGTTAAGGATGAGGATCTTAGTTTGATTCCTTTCATTGATCGTATCAATCTATATTATAAAGGTAATGGTGCTATAGAATTTACAGATGAGGAGAGAGTATTTGTAAATCGTGCTGCTCACACAAAAACTTTTGCAGATGTTTTAGAACTTGCTACAGAGATTTATGAGTATGCACAAGCAAAGCAAGATGAAAAGGAACAGCAGCAAGCACAGGTAGATGCTGATGGTGGTTCTGAAGGTGATGTAGAAGAGGTTGAGATTGAGAATGATAAGGATGTTGAGGATATGACAGATGAGGAATTACTTGAAGAGTTGTCCAAACCATATCAACCTACATCATCACCAAAAGAGGATCCTGCTGATTTGGAGACTCCTAGTTTTGATTCTGGTAGTACTCGTGTAGGTGGAGCGACACATGACGAAACTAAATCAATAACAGAAGAAGCACTTCGTGAATCACTAGAAACACTAGTTTCTGATGATGCTAAGGAATGGGTTTATCTTGATCTACCTCATGTTAATTTGAATGATTTTCGTGTTAGTCATAAGAAAATATCTGAGGATATGGAGGAACATTTTTCTAACATTCCAGTAGATAGACTAGATAATAATCTTTATGAATATAAACAGTATAAAAAATCTGCTCAAAAATCTGTTAACTATCTTGTAAAACAGTTTGAGATGAAGAAGTCTGCAGATCAGTATGCAAGAAATTCAGTATCTAAAACTGGTGTTATTGATACTAACAAACTTCATACTTACAAATATAATGAAGATATCTTTAAGAAAATAAACGTTGTGCCCGATGGCAAGAACCATGGCTTGGTTATGTTACTAGATTGGTCTGGATCTATGAGTCAAGTCTTAATTGATACTCTAAAGCAAACTTATAATCTAGTTTGGTTCTGTAAAAAAGTAAACATTCCTTTCCGAGTTTACGCATTCCAGAATAGTTTTGGATGCTATACCGATATGGAAAAGGATCATGTAAAGAATGGTAGTTTGTATGTTGGTGATGGCTTTAAACTATTGGAATTCTTTTCCTCTAGGATGAATAACAAGAAGTTGGATAAGCAGTTGCAAAACATATGGCTTCATTCTAAAGCAATGTGTTATTATCAATCTTATTCTTACCAGAAAGATTATGGATTGGGTGGCACTCCTTTAGGTGAAGCTATTATGTGTATGCGTCAAGTTGTAGATGAAATGAAGTCTGTTGAGAAAGTGCAAAAAGTTAATGTAGTTTCTTTGACTGATGGTGAAGCAAATCCTTTACAGTATGTTACAACAAGAGAAGATTATTATGATGGTAATTTTGGACTTGGAGATGATAAATTGATCGTAAGACAAATGTGTCATTCAAGAGGAAAAGTATTCATTCTAAGGGATCCTATTACTGGATACACTCGTAAACTTGATAACAATCCTTTTAAAACTACACAGCAAATTGTATCTTTCTATAAAGAAATTACTAACTATAACTGGATTGGTATTCGTCTTTGCAGTAAAACTGAAATGATTAGAAATGTTAGAGAGCACATTGGTTGGAGTAAGGAGGATGTAATTGAAAAGATTTCAAATACATGGAGTAAAGAAAAACATGCTACAGTAAGTGGTATAACTGGATTCACAAAACATTTCTTTATGCCTAATAAATCTATTGGTGATGGCACTGAGGATTTGGAAGTGAAACAGAAAGGTGAAGTTGCAACTAGAGCAGAATTGAATCGTGCATTCAAAAAGCATATGGGTTCAAAGATGACTAATAAAACTATCCTAAATGCCTTTGTTGAGCAAATAGCATGAGCAGAAGTATAGTAGAAGATATTTCATTTCTCATTCGCCAGGTAGTTCAAGATTTACCTGGCTTTGAGGAGATGGATAATGAGTATCCTGAGATAGATCATGAACAAGTACACATTGTTAATGAGATGTGGAAGTCCACTGGTCTTAGGAAGATACATTTAGAGACTGGTAAAGCACAAGGTATGGATGTGCTTCATTGTGTTTTATTTCCAGATCCCAGATATGATATTCCTATCTTTGGGTGTGATATTGTTGCTACTCCAACAACAGTCACTGCTGCAATTGTGGATGTGTCACCTGTATATGGAGCAGAGAGAGTGTATCCTGATATAGCAAGAGTGGCTAATAACTTTACTTTTAAACATAAGAGACCTTTACCATTATGGGGTGATGATATATTTTCTCCTCATTGTAAGTTCATGCGTCTTAAAAGTGAGATTGATAAGGCAAATTATTATTGTGTAGTATCATTGTATCTAAGAATATTTTGTGATGCTGTACGTGATGCTAGACGAGATCATTTTTGGCCTAATGTAATGAGGAGATTGGATGATCAGATTTGGTATTGTGAGTCACAAAAGAAAAATGATAAGACTCTGGCAGTATTATCTAAATGGTTTGATAAAGAATTTGCAGAGAAATATATAGATACTATACTGTTTGATGAACCAGATGCAAAGTACTAAATGGTCAGCATACATATTATTACAATCTAACAGACTTACTAAAGTTGAGTTTGTTACTGAATCTAATTTAAGGGAAGATGCTATACAAAGATGTAAGGCATTATATGGTGTATCTGATGTAAGGCAACTTACTAGGGTGTGGACAAATTGATAAGTGTCCACTGTTGGTTGATTCGTGGCTTGAGCGTGTTATAATTAATCTATAAACAAAAGAGATCTATGACCTTTCAAGCAAAATTTACAGACGATGACCTAATTTCCTTTTTTGATACTGGAGATATTACTGGAGACCAAGTAACAAGTTTTGCTGAGAGTGTTGGTGTTAAGACTCAAAGCGTTACAAAGAGAATGAATAAATTGCCACAGTTTTCTAAGGTTGGTCGTGGTAAGTGGAATCTTAGTATCACAGAAAAGATTGAAGTACAAGAACAAGTTACTAGGCAACTAAGGAAAGCAATTGAAAATCTTTCACCAGCAAAAGATCCAAATTATGTTCCTTTCGGTAACTTCAATGACGTTAAGAAAGTTATTCAATCCAAGTTGTTTTATCCAACATTCATTACTGGTCTATCTGGTAATGGTAAGACACTTAGTGTAGAGCAAGCATGTGCTCAGTTGGGTAGAGAACTTATTCGTGTAAACCTTACTATCGAAACAGATGAAGATGATCTCATTGGCGGTTTTAGGCTTGTTGATGGTAACACCGTATGGCACAATGGCCCAGTCATCGAAGCACTCAGACGAGGTGCTATCTTGCTCCTTGACGAAATCGACCTTGCCTCTAATAAAATTCTCTGTCTCCAATCCATTCTTGAAGGAAAAGGAGTCTTCCTCAAAAAAATCGGAGAATACGTACAACCAAAAGACGGATTCAACATCATCGCAACTGCTAACACTAAAGGTAAAGGATCCGAAGACGGACGATTTATTGGAACTAATGTGCTCAACGAAGCCTTCCTAGAAAGATTCCCTGTAACCTTTGAGCAGAATTATCCTACTCCAGTTGTTGAGACTAAGATCCTACTTAATGCTGGATGTGAGCAAGAGTTTGCTGATAACCTAATCAAGTGGGCAGGTGTTATTCGTAAGACATTCTATGATGGTGGTGTTGATGAAGTTATAACCACTCGTAGATTGGTACACATCGTGCAGGCTAAAGAGATCTTTGGGGATCGCATCAAAGCAATTACTAATTGTATTGCTAGGTTTGATGATGACACTAAGGAGTCCTTCCTAGATCTTTATACAAAGGTTGACGCAGGAGAAGAAACAGAGTATACTGAAGAGGACACTAAGGAAAATAATGAAGTATAGTGAAAATGAAATCCTGAAGGAGGTATCTGATTATATCAGTTCCACCTATCAGGGTCACTACAGCACTGGTGGGGTGCAAACATTAGACCTCATTGATTCTGTTGGAGATGCTGAAGCATTCTGTAGGAGTAATATTCTTAAGTATGCTTCTAGGTATGATAGAAAGGGTACAGCAAGAAGGGACATCATTAAGATTATCCACTATGCAATTCTCCTATGCCACTTCAACGACAAACGAGCTAAATCACAAGATCTAGCAGCAAACAACACTACATCATTCGCAGTTGATTACGACAAATGACAGTAATTTCTAAAGAGACCATTGATCTATTACAAAACTTTTCGACTATTAATAAGTCAATTGTTATTAAACCTGGTAATCAGATTGAGACTCTTAGTTTAAATAAGAACATTCTTGCCAAAGCAAAGGTGCAAGAAACTTTTGATCGTGATATGGCGATCTATGATTTACCATCTTTGATCTCACTCTTTAATCTATTTGATGGCACTCCACAAATTGATACTGATACAGATAGCCATTTGTTAATTAGTAATCAGAATAGTAGATCTAAGGTAAAATTCTTCTATTCAGATCCAGACATTATTGTTCAACCACCTGATAAAGAAGTTGATCTTCCATCTGAAGATGTGTCCTTTAGGTTAGAAGCACCAGTGCTTCAGCAGATTCGCAAGGCATGGTCTATTTGTGGTGTGCCAGATTTGTGTTTGAGTAGTAATGGTAGTGAGATGGAGTTGTGTTTGACTGATAAGAAGAATGATACATCTAACACATATTCAGTTGTAGTTGGTGAAAGTGATGAGGAGTTTTGTTACTGTTTTAAAATGGAAAACTTAAAACTCTATCCTCAAGGTTATGATGTAACTATTAGTAAAGCTAATGTTGCTCGCTTTGAAGCAGACAATGTTAAGTATCTTATTGCTTTAGAACCTAATGCCTAATGACTTTCTATGGGTCGAGAAGTATCGGCCTCAGACTATTGAGGATTGTATTCTCCCTATAGATATAAAGGAGACCTTCAAAAGTTTCATAGAGCAAGGTGAGATACCAAATCTCTTGCTCTCTGGTACTGCTGGAGTTGGTAAAACTACCATTGCGAAAGCATTGTGTAATGAATTGGGAGCAGATTTTTATGTCATTAACGGATCCGATGAAGGTAGGTTTCTCGATACTGTCAGGAATCAAGCGAAAAACTTCGCAGCCACTGTATCCCTTACTGCAACATCTAGACACAAAGTCCTTATCATTGATGAAGCAGACAACACCACCCCCGATGTACAGCTCTTACTTAGAGCCTCTATTGAGGAATTCCAAAAGAACTGCAGGTTTATTTTTACGTGCAACTTTAAAAACAAAATCATAGAGCCACTACATAGTAGAACTACTGTAATTGATTTCAATGTCAGAGGAAAAACTAAGCAAACTCTTGCAGGTCAGTTCTTTGAAAGGTGTAGAGACATCCTTACCAGAGAGAAAGTACGGTTCAATGACAAAGTGGTTGCCACAGTTATACAAAAGTACTTCCCAGATTTCAGAAGAACACTCAATGAGCTCCAAAGATATAGTTCAACAGGCTCTATTGATACTGGAATCCTCGCAGCTTTAGGTGATGCTAAGATAGATTCTCTTACTGGATATCTAAAGCATAAAAAGTTTAATGATGTTAAGAAATGGGTAACACAAAATCTAGATAGTGATCCCACTTCTATAATGAGGAAGTTGTATGATACTCTTTCTTCTATGATGGAAGGACCAAGTGTTGCAGCAGCAGTTTTAATTATTGCTGAATACCAATATAAGTCTGCGTTTGTAGTAGATCAAGAGATAAATCTATTAGCATGTCTTACGCAAATTATGTTGGAGTGTGAATTCAAATGAGAACACAGAATAAGGAAAACTATTATTATATGTTTTGGGTGGTTGCAATGGTAGCATTTATTGTACCTCAAGTATACACCGCAATAGCATATAATAAACTTGCTAATATTCTTAATAAACCTCTAGAGGTTGAGATTAAGGATATGCCACCATATAGAGTGGAGTATTATAAATGAGATTTAAAGCAC